GGGGGGGGTCAAACACAGAACAGAAGAGACGTTTTCCACCGGTTACCCCCTTCGGGGATAACCCGTGGAGAACGGAGAAAAGAGATTATACAGACAAGCAAAAACATGTCAAGACATGAGGAGATAACGAAATGTTAAGAAACAAGACAGCGACCCAACACAACTTTGCAACCGTTCCGAGGGCAGATATCCCACGGAGCAAATTCCGGATGCGACAGACCCGGAAGCAAGCGTTCGATGCGTCGGAACTAATACCAATAATGGTAGAAGAAGTGCTGCCAGGGGATGTCTGGCAACACAGCGAAAGCATACTCGCAAGGCTCGCAACACCCATCGCCCCACTCGTGGACGATTTGGACCTAGAAACATTCTATTTCTATGTCCCAAACAGGATTCTGTGGGAAGACTGGGAAGACTTCATAACAGGAAAAGACACGGCACTGGTCGTGCCGGCAATCAATCCAGCGGTGGAAGGAGTAAGCGGAGAAGTACTGCTGGGAAGCGTATTTGACCACATGGGAATCCCTCCCCAGGTCTACACCGGGGCATCCCTCAATGTCACCGCATTCCCGATATATGCGTACTTCAATATATTCAACGAATGGTTCAGAGACCAAAACCTGCAAGAAGCATGGGTATGGCCACAGACGGCCAACCCCTACAGCTACGCAATCACGCTGGAAACAACAACGTCAACCAAATGGTTGCAACAGAACCTGCGCATCAACAAAAGGCACGACTACTTCACAAGCTCGTTGCCCTGGGCGCAGAAAGGAACAGCCATATCACTCCCACTGGGAGCAACGGCACCAGTCAAAACAGCAGCAAGTGCACAAGTCACGGGGGCGCAAAACCCACTGGCGTGGCTCGGGAGTGCATCAGGAGGCGCCCCAACAAACAGCATTGCAATCGGAACAGCCGCATCAGGCGGCACCACGGTAAACAGCGGAACAGCAATCAGCCCAGGGGCGGGACTGTATCCAAGTAACCTGTACGCGGACCTGTCAACAGCAACAGCAACAACCATCAACGCCATCAGACTGGCGTTCCAGAGCCAAAAACTGCTCGAGCGAGACGCAAGGGGCGGAAGCCGCTATGTGGAACAACTCCTCAGCCACTTCGGAGTACGGAGCCCGGACAGCAGACTGCAACGACCGGAATACCTCGGCGGAAGCAAAATACCCATCACCGTCAACCCAATTGCACAAACCGCTGCGTATGACGCAGAGCCAGCGGTGGAGGCGTCTCCTGTGGGCAACCTGGGTGCGGAAATGCACGCAAGCGGACACAAAAGGACGTTCACCTACGCAGCAGTGGAACACGGATACATCATTGGTGTATGCGCCGTGCGCGCTACCCCAACGTATCAACAGGGACTAAGGAGGCACTGGGCAAGGAGCACACGCCTGGACTATTACTTTCCCGTATTCGCAATGCTCGGGGAACAGGCGGTACCGACAAAGGAAATCTACACAACCACCAACGGAAGCTACAGCACCCCCACCTGGGGGTACCAAGAACATTGGGCAGAAATGAGATACACGCCCAACGAAATAACAGGAGTGCTGCGATCCATCGCAACAGCACCACTGGACTGGTGGCACCTGTCAGAAGAGTTCGGGAGCCTGCCGGTACTAAATGCAGCCTTCATAACGGACAAAACGCAAGAGACACTCGCAAGATGTTTAGCGGTGGATACCGCAACGAGTGAGCAATGGAGCGCGCAGATCATCATGGACATCCTGCACGACAGCAACGTAGCGCGACTCATGCCGACCTACAGCGTGCCCGGACTGATCGACCACTTCTAAGGGGACTCACATGGGATGGGAAACAGTACTCGGGGCCGTCGCAGGCCCCGTAGGAAGCCTGATCGGAGGACTGTTCGGCAATAGCGCACAGAGCGCAGCCAACAAGACGAATATCATGCTGCAAAGAGAACAAAGAAGCTGGGAAGAACGGATGAGCAATACGTCCTGGCAAAGAGGAACCCAGGACATGCTGGCAGCAGGAATAAACCCCATGCTGGCATTTAGCCAGGGAGGGGCATCAACGCCAAGCGTAAGCGCGGCAACAGTCGAACCCAAAATGGCATTGAGCCAAGGAATAAACAGCGCAGCCAATAAAGCAATGCTCGGGCTGCAAGCCAAACTAATGGAGGCGCAAATAGCGCAGACCAACACTCAGACCACAAAGACAGCCACAGAAGCCCAAGGACAGGCACTGCAAAACGTAATACTCGGACAAGACGCAAGCGCACAGAGCTTGAGATACAGAATGGAAGGACAAAACCTGGCGCCGCAAAAAGTAAGGAAGGAAATGGAATTGCTCATAGAGCAAGCCAACATGAGCGACCTGCAGCAACTGCAGATCAACAAAGCGATGCCATTTATCATCAGCCTGGCTCAAAGCGATGCAAAGATAAGGGCACAGGGAATCCCCGAAGCCGAAGCCAACGCAAAGCTATGGCAAGACCTCTCAAAGCTCGGAGAGAAACAAGGATGGGGCGGAGACATGATCACGAAAGCAATACAACTGATAAGAGGACTCACACGATGAGCGTCTACAAGACAAACCGAGTGAAGGCTAAAACCTTCAACAACGAACCGACGATGACAGATCAGAGCCAAGCGGCCGAAACAGACCTGAACATAATCATGAAGCAGTTCCTGAAAACAGGCACCGTGCCCGGGGCAAGCGGTGAACCCATGTATGAAGACTTTACGGAACTGCCAAACGACTTGAGGGGAATGATCGAACTGTCGCGCACCATGCGCGAACAAAGAAGAAACCTCCCGGAACAAATCAGACACCTGCCGGTGGAAGACCTCCTGGGCTTGACGCCCGACAAATGGAACGCAATCATGAAACCGGCAGAACAACCAAAAGAGGAAACAAAGGCATGAAACTGTATGCAATCAGAGACAAGCTCATAAGCTACTACATGACGCCGTTCGCGGCGCCCAATGACAAAGACGTACTGGCGGGAATCGCCAACGCCGTGAACAACCTGGAGGAGAACAGTGCAATCAGCAAAGCGCCCCACCACTTCGAAATCTGGTGCCTCGGGGAAGTCACCGAAGACGGACACCTCGAAGTCAACAAATACCTCGTCGCAGACGCCAATAGCCTCGTCAGAGAGAACCTACGGGCAGAAATCGGACACACAACGATGGGAAGGCCTGTTAATGGCAGCCAGAGAGCGTCTGGGGAGGAAACTCACGGAGCCGGTACCTACCCAAAGGCTCCTTAAGACCCTCCATAACCAAGCCGTAGCGCGTTTAAAGAGGCAGGTGGAAGACTGTCAGGCAATCCTTTCAAGTCTCAAACGGTGAGACTGACTGCCTAGACAAAAGCTGACCACAGCAACTGGTGTCAGCAGGACCATCTTAACCAAGAAGGAGATGGTCCAAAACGACTTCCGGGGCATAATCTGTCCCGGAAGTCAACAAGCCCCAACCGGGCTAATCAAGGAGCAAACTGTGAAAAGGCGAGGCATGAGCGGCCGCAAGCACGGCCGCAAATTCAACAAAAGCAGGAACCGCCAGAAGGCAATCAACAGCCCCGCATTCGTAATGAGAGGCGGAATCCGACTCTAATGGCCGGATACGGCAAAAGGGGCACCTGGAAAGCAAAAGGCATCAGATGCCTCGAGCTCGCCAGAAAAGCAAAAAAACGCGGAAACACCGCAGAAGTCAAACAACGCGTCTCAGACGCAAAATACTGCTTTAGGAAAAGCCGTGCCCTGCGAAAATCCTATTAGGGCATACCAGCCAGCGGTCGGAGGACCGCTACAATTCAGCCCGCCGAATCCAAATCGGCGAGCAACAACCTACCAGGCACTCGACGTGCCATGTGGAACCTGCATCCTCTGCAGGAACGAAACAGCACGGCAATGGGCCGTGCGAATAGCTCATGAGGCAAAGCAATGGGAAAGCAACGCGTTTATAACCCTTACTTACAACGACGAAAACCTACCTGGCTGGAGCGGGCTCCAATACCAGGACCTGACAAAATTCTGGAAGCGATTACGGAAAGAGAAAGGATCGTTGAGATATTACGCCGTTGGGGAATACGGCGATAAGAGCCTCAGACCGCACTATCATGCGTGCGTCTTCGGACATGACTTCACGGAAGACAAAATCATAATCAGGGAACAACCAAGCAGGCTATGGACCAGCCCAATGCTCGAGAAGGCGTGGGGACTCGGCCAGGTAAGCGTAGGGGCACTGAACTTCGAAACAGCACGGTACACGGCCTCCTACGTAACAAAAAAGCTGAAGAGTAAGCAGCGATACGTCCGGACCGATGAGGAAACCGGAGAACTGATAGCGCTGGAACAACCAAGAGCCTTCATGAGCAAAAACATAGGACGAGAATGGTGGGACGCCTGGAAACAAGGCGTGATAGACCACGACAGAGTAGTGATAAATGCGCACCCGCAAAAACCTCCAAAAGCTTACGACCGGTGGCTTTTGAACGAAAATGAAGAAAAAATGAAAGAGATAAAGGAAATAAGAAAAAGCAGAGCAAAGATCTGGACACCAGAGCAAAACCGCGCACGCGCGCGAAACGCGCACGCGCACGCAAGAGCTAAGAGTAAGAGCGTTTGACCTCTCCCCCCGTGAAGGGGGGGGTCAAACACAGAACAGAAGAGACGTTTTCCACCGGTTACCCCCTTCGGGGATAACCCGTGGAGAACGGAGAAAAGAGATTATACAGACAAGCAAAAACATGTCAAGACATGAGG